TCAAAGCATTTATTGAAGCAGGCAAGTCCATTGAGGATACGTTTTCAGTAGTAGCCAGATGGCAAGGCCATGCATCAGATGTTTTGTATGCTAACAAACGGCAAGAAAAAAGAACAAACCCACTCAAGAAAGTGGTGTTTGCAGACTCAATAGAAGCAGAAGCGGCACAGATGTTTGCCGCAAAGAAGAGGGTAGAACAACAACGCAAGGAACTGATAACGCTACTGAAGTACGCATACGGAAATGAGGGTGTAGCGGAATATCGACAATGCGTTAAGGATGTAACTGAGCAGAGACAGCGTGAGGTATATGCTCAACAAGAAGCAAAGGATGCGGCAGTAAAAGCAACGTGGATTGCAATATTAATAGGTATAGCAGGTTGGTTAATTAGCATAATCGTAAAAGCGGTGATGAATAAAGGATGAAGATGGAAGAAACAACCAAGCAAGTCATAGATACGCTGAGCTTTGCCACTGTTCTTGGCACGATCTCAGCTATTCTGCCACCGCTTTCAGCCCTGTTTACTATTGTCTGGGTTGGTATACGGATATGGGAAACCGATACGGTTCAAGAGTTTACAGGCCGTAAGCGCAGGCGTGATGCCAAAGGCCGATTTGTTAAGGATGATGACTAATGCTACAAGCATTATTAGGGCCAGTAGCGAGCCTTGCTAAAACATGGATGAATAATCGCCATGAGCAGTCGCAAGCCAAACATCAAGCCAAGATGCAGGTTATTAGCAACACTGCCACTTGGGAAGAAAAGATGGCTGAAGCGTCTGCTAACTCGTGGAAAGACGAGTTTTGGACGGTTGTACTCGCAGTCCCATTATTCTGTCTTGGATACTCTGTTGTGGCTGACGATGCCGGTGTTGTTGATCGTGTTCGTTACAGCTTTGACGTTTTATCTACTTTGCCTGACTGGTATCAGTATCTATTGTTTCTTGCGGTATCTGCGTCATTTGGAATCCGTGGTGCTGATAAGCTGATGAAGCTGAGGGCTAAGTAATGGCAGAGCTTACACCGTTTACTGACCAAGACGGTAACCAGATAGGAGGCACTGGGCTTCTCACAGGTCAAATAGGCGTAATAGGAACGCCTAATTTAGATGAGGTAAGAGCTACAAACGCTGTTGTTCGCGCAGAAATAAGAGCAGAAAGGCAAGCGTGTAATGCGTCTGGTGGATATTATGCAAATGGTGTCTGTCATGTAGGTCAAGATGCCGTAGATAAAGCATCTACCGCTGCGGCCAACTCAAATGCGCCAAAAGCAATTCAAGATAAAGGCAAGAATTGGCTTGAAGAAAACTCGGACAACATAGACGAGGACGGCAACTGGACGGGGGATGAAGAAGAGCAGGCAGAAACACAAGGCGAGATCGCTGACGCTAAAGACGCTGATGAAGAGGCTGAGTCAGAAGATGTTGATGTTCAAATTAAAGATGCAGACAAGGATGGTGAAACAACATTACTAGACATCTTTAAAGACTTTGACGGAACAGTTATTACTGAACCGCCTATTAAGGACTTTAGCGACCCTGAAGCCTTAGCCAAAGATGTAGCTGAGCAGGCTGCAAAAGACGCGGCAGAGCAAGCCCGCAAAGACAATAGAACTGAACAGCAAAAAAAGGATGACGACGACTCAGACACAGAAGCAGAGTCAAAAGATAAAGAAGCTAGTGATCCAGAGCCTGAAGAAACCGAAACAGAAGAAAAAGACAAAGAAGCTCAAGAAGATGAGCAAAAGGACAAAGATGATGCTACAGAAGAGCAAGAAAAAGATGCTCAGGTAGCTGAAGAAGAAACAAAAGATAAGGACATCACGACAGAGGCAACCGAAAAAGAGCAAACAGAGGCAGAACAAAAAGAAAAAGAAGTTATTAGCGACCCAGAGTCTGAATTCAAAGATCCTGAAGAAGCAGAGCAAAAAGACAAGGATGCAGAGCAGACAGCAAAAGATGCTGCTGAAAAGGCTCTAAAAGACACTACCCCAGACCCTAACGCAGAGGCAGAGCAAAAAGACAAGGATTTGACTGAATCCGTTAATGCTTCAATAGGCAACAAGGATGGGGAAGACTCTATTGGCGACACCACAAAGGATGGTGAAGAAGAAACGGACGCTACAAAGGATGGCGAGGATCAAGCTGATGATTCTGGCTCTAAAGACGCGGAAGAGCAATCCGACTTGAATGAAACAAAAGATGCTGAAGACGAAAATGTTGATCTTGCAACAAAAGATACTGAGGTAGTCTCTGATGTTATTGGAACAAAAGATGCAGAAGAGCAGACTGACACCACTAAGGATGGCGAAGAGCAGTCTGACCTGAACGAAACAAAAGATGCTGAAGATGAATCTGGTTTAGTTGGGACAAAAGACTCTGAGGTTGTATCTGATGTTATTGGAACAAAAGACGGAGAAGTTCAATCTGATGTTTCTAAGGATGGGGAAACGGCATCTGATGCCACTAAGGATGGAGAGGATCAATCTGATTTAAATGAAACAAAAGATGCTGAAGATGAATCTGACGTAATTGCAACAAAAGACACGGAAGTTATTTCTGACGTTATCGGCAGCAAGGACGGTGAAAGCCAAGCAGATACTACAAAAGACGGCGAATCTGGCGATCTAAATGACAAAGAAGGTGAAGATCAAAATGTTGACCTAGCAACAAAGGATGGCGAGGTTGTAGTTGATTTGTTGTCAAGCAAGGACGGCGAAACAGCTAATACAAAAGATATTGGCGATCCAGAGTCAGAATCCAAAGATCCAGAGTCAGATAAGGATGGTGAATCTGGCGATTTAAATGACAAAGACGGCGAAACTCAGGAGCAGATATTTCAGAAAGATGCTGAAATGTCAGATATTGCGGCAGGAGGCAAAGACACAGAAACGGAAACAAAGGATCCGGAAGGTGATGGCGCTAAAGACGGGGAAAGCGACCTGCTCAACTTGTTTAAGGGAGCTGGTGTTGGCGCTATGGCAAGTGTGCCTAGAACCGTGACGCCTTTTGAGCCGCTGACTCAACGAGATATTCGTATACAAGCGCCGACAATGCTTTCAGATATTGTTAGACAACAAGATGCGGTAGCTCAGTTAAATCAAGCATACGCTTTGGCAATGGCAACGCCTTACGGAGACAAGCCTTCAGGTCGGGCGTTAAACAGTTTATTTGGCAGTTTATTGAATGAGAAAGCCGTATGACATATTTAAACTTAGTTAACGGAGTATTGCGGCGTCTTAGAGAAGACGAAGTAAGTAACGTATCGGAAAGCACCTACAGCAAGATGGTGGGTGATTATGTAAATGACGCCAAAGACCTTGTAGAAACTGCATGGGATTGGTCGCCATTACGCAATACTTTGACGATTACCACCTCAAATGGTGACAACCTTTATTCCTTAACCGGAAGCCGTAATGAAGGCAAGGTTCTTAACTTTATTAACGATACGTCTAATTGCCTGGTCGAGTATCAGACCCAGAACTGGTTTGACGATAAGGACTTTATCCAAGAGGCTGTTACAGGCTCGCCCAAGAACTTTACTTATGCCGGTGTTGATGGCAGCGGTGATACCCAGGTCAAGTTATATCCGACACCGGATCAGGCATATACGCTGAAGGTTCGCGTAGTTTTACGAAATGTCGCGTTGTCAGCAGATTCGGATACGCTTGCGATACCTAGCGGCCCTGTTTTGCACATGGCAATAGCCCTGCTGTCAAGGGAAAGAGGTGAAACAGGCGGCACGTCTACTGCTGAATACTTTGCAATTGCTGATAGACATTTGTCTGATGCGATTGCTCTGGATGCACAGAAGCATCCCGAAGAAACTATCTTTTATACACCGTAGGAATTGTTATGGCACAGCCCCTACAGAGTATTAATTTGGTTGCCCCCGGCTTTAAGGGGGTCAACACAGAAGACTCGCCAATAGCGCAAGACCCATCCTTTGCAGATGTGGCTGACAACGCGGTTATTGATAAGCGGGGTCGTATCGCCGCGCGTAAAGGCATTAGTGTTATTACGACTACGAAGACTGCGCTGGGTACTGACTACCTTCATAGAATCCACCAGTTTTACGATGATGCCGGAAATGAAGAAATACTAAGCACCGGCAACAACAAGATAATGAAAGGCACGACTACGCTGACGGACATTACGCCGGGGTCGTATTCAATTACTGCAAACAACTGGAAGATCGTTAACTTTAACGACAAGGCATATTTCTTCCAACGCGGCTTTGATCCTTTGGTTTATGACAATGCCAACGGATTAAGAACATTTACGGTCGTTAATGGTGGTGCTACTAAT